AGTGTAAAGTAGTATATAATTACCTTACTTAAAAGAATAAATATGAATGATAGAAGAAAGGACAGTATTAACTATTAATAATGTTTATTTAATTTAATTCAAAAACAAAATGTCTACTTTTGTAGACACATAAAAATTGCATATATGAAAAAGAGTGAGTTTGTAAAGAAATTGGAGAAGATCATCGATATGGTTAAGACCGAAGATGATGGTTTCGAGTATGGTGGCAAAGTCATTTTCTATAAAGAAGATGATAGTAACTATGAAGTCTCGGTAATGAACATTGAGATGAATTTGGAAGTAGAAGCCAATGTTATGGCTGGTATGGATGATATGGATTTTACCTGCCTTATGAGTGAGGTTTATAAACAAAAGGCGGTAAAGGCTATAATGATGGAGAAGGATGACGATGAAGACAATTAATGAGATGACCGATCAGGAGATATATGATCTTACTGACGAGCAGATAGATAGATTGATCATAACAAGATGCGCTAAGGAGGGTGTTAGGTTTGTGGACGAACCTCCAGTTATGAAGACATACGACTATAAACCTATTTCTCCATCTAATTTCTTCTACCTTTTAGAAGGATTGAGCATAGCTGTTTTTAATCAGGATGATGCTATTAAAATAGCTAAGTTCTTAAGTAAGTTTGATTTATACAAGACTACATACGATTTCACTATATCCAATGATAAGATATATAATAAGTTGGATATAATCAATATCAAACATATTCCAATGTTTGATACGAAAGATGAGGAATCCTACAAATCTATAAAGGACAAGAATAATAAGATTGAGGAGGAGTATAAAGATCAGGTAGATAAATACAAGAAGGATATAAAAAGAATGAGTGAAATCCATGCCGAGATCTGGTCGAAGGTAATCGATGTAAGAAATAAGATTGATCATATGAATCATCTTAGATTCCTTTTTGTAAAGGAATATCTTCCGTTGGTGGATCACGACACGGACAAGGCTATGATATTTTTCAAGAAGGCTTATGACGTGGATGATGATACGGAAAGATATATTCGTGAAGGGATAAAGGATTACCCATTGTTTAACAACAACATAGATTAATAAGATGCACAATTGGTTTAAATGTACGGTTTCTTATGAGACCGATGCCGAGAACGGCATGAAGAAGAAGGTAAAGGAAGAGTATTTAGTAGATGCCTTTTCTTATACCGAATGTGAGGCTAGAATCATAGAGGAGATGAAGCCATTCATATCCGGTGAGTTTAGCGTTGATATCAAACGATTCAGGATAGCGGAATTGTTTGCCATGGATGGAGACCGGTTCTATAAGGTCACGGCTGATTATATTACGATAGACGAGAAATCGAACAATGAGAAACGCAAGGCGTTTAACTACATCGTTCGGGCCAATGACCTTGATCATGCCAAAAAGAATTTCGAGGAAGGCATGAAAGGAACCATATCAGATTTCGTTGTCACTTGTATCAAGGAAGAGAAGAAACTGATGGACTTCTACGAGTTTGATGGTAAGATCAGGAATCCGGAGAAACATGAGAATAGTAAGCAATAAAACTAGCTATGAGACCACATCATCCGTCGCCGAGAAGTTGATGGAGATAAGCAAGATGGAGGGTACGATTTATCGTATCCTCACATTGTCTAACAAAACTTATCTAGCTTCTAAATTAGGATATAGCAGATCGGGGTTCTATAAGAAGATACAAAACAGGAGTTTTAATATCCGGGAACTAGCTCAGATATTCGATACGATCATCAACTTCAAGGATCAAGATTGGACTGAGGGTAAGATTAATAGGCTTAAGAGGTATAGGGCTATGAGCCTTATGGAGTTCAACAAAAGTTATAAAAAGAAAAAGGCATGAGAGGTAGGATGTTACCGTGTGAGAGATGCGGAAGGATGGTAACCATAAGGAGTAAGGGGTTGTGTCCCGCATGCAGAGCCAAGGAGCTACCACCAAAGGAAAGGGCGGCGATACGGGTGAAGGCCAAGCCAAAGGGGAAGAGCCTAGCCGTTTTCTTTGGCGCCCATGTGGCTAGATTGAGTATGACAAGGAGATCTGCTACCGGCGCATACATACCATGCCCGGGGGTAAGCAACATATGCCACTTATACCCTAAACGGAAATATAAATCAGTTGCTGAGGATAATGATAACATTATCTACTTGACGGCTGATGAGCATACAAGATTCGATTATCTATTAGATACGATGGATTTCAGCCGGCTCTTGGACGAGTTTGGCAACGTATGGCTGTTGGCAGCCAGAAGGATGAGGGATCTCGCACCTAGAGTCGAGGAGGATGGTAAATTAAAAACCAGATTATTATCATGGATAGAAGAAAACAAAGATTACTTTTAGACCTAGGATATAAGGCTATAAGTGACACAGTATATAGTTATGGGACGATCATGGAGGTCATAAGCGATCAAGAACTGTTTGATGACATGAGAGTCCGTTTATCCGAGAGACACAATGTGGTTATCGAGGATAATGGAGAGATAGGAGGATCGGGTTTAGGCAAGATAAAGGACGTGTGTCCATCATACTACTGGAGATCATCACTTCCAATATTAAGAGCATATCATACAGATCCTAAATTTACCGCATTCTTTGGCATATTAGACGTTTTATCAACGGTTCCGAAGGAAGATATCTATGAGGAAGAAAAGCCTGTTGACGAGCCTAAGAAAGAACCTAAGGAGGAGATAGAAATTGAGTATGATCTGGAGACTGAGCAACAGTATTATGCCGCTGAATGGATCAAGGATATCCCGACACCAGTCTTATACAGAATGACCGTGGCTGGCAAGCGTGTTTATTATGAAATGGGAACTGATGGATACCCTATCATATATGATGGGGCTACCAATAATATTGCGAATGGGTATTGTGATACTTCCGGGGCATTAGAAAAATGGAAAAATGAGATGAGACTCAAGGGTAAGGACCCAGACGAGTACGCCGACTACCGGGCTGACTTGGGTACGATCATGCATTACTTATTTGGATTGTATCTGACGGGAGTTAAGATAAAACTGATTCCAACATGGATAAGAAAAGCTGTCAAGGAAGCTAAGTTGAGAATAGACAAGTATAGGATGGAGCGGATATTAGTGGATAATATGGATGAGTTGATAGAAGACCTAATATCATTCGCTATATTCTGTAAAGAAAGACATGTAAAACCTGTGTTGATTGAGAAGATGTTGAGGTCAAGGAGATTGAAAGTGGCTTCCTCTGTGGATGCTGTGGTGGAGATGGATAGCGAGCCGGAGATGGTGGAGATAGAGGTCGAGACAGGAGAGCTCTATAAGACTGGAGCCAAGAAAGGCCAACCTAAGACAGAGAAAAAGAAGATAAAGAGACGCAGGAGGATATTCGCTATATTAGACTTCAAATCAAACAGGAAAGGCAATTTTTATGATGAGTATGCTTTCCAGCTTGAGTTATATAGAAGAATGATAATGGAGAACTACGGAAAGATATTGGAGATAGAGGAGATATATAACTTCGCTCCGGGTGATCCTACCGCTAAGACAAGCCAATATAAACTGAAGAGACAAACTGATAATCCTATACTTAACATGGCTACAGTCGTATATCTCCAAGGTAAGTATAAGTTCGAGAAAACCAATTATACGGTTACATCAAGAATAGGATCTTTGGATATAGAAAGTGATTTTGAATTGAATAACTTGATAAGAAAAGAATCACTGAGAGATTATATTTATCGAATCATGAGTGAGAGGATAGGATAATGGAGTTTAGGGAATTTGACAAGAGCGTTCACAGATATGAATTGGATCATAGTAAGCCAAGAAGAAAGCTGACGTGCCCGCAATGCGGCAGGGATAGATGCTTTACGCCGTACGTAGATGTAACCACCGGACAGATAGTAGGGGAGCAGTTTGGGGTATGTGATCACAAAAATAAATGTGGTTATTTTAAATATCCAACAGGCAATGAGCTTGGGAGCAATGATCTTTTTACCGATTCTAACAAAGTGCTAAGAAGATACAGGCCTCCTGTGAACCCAGATATAGCCAACTGTATCCCAGTAAACAAGATGTTTGAGACCCTTAATCCTTTCGAGACATCCGATCTTCAAGATTATCTATCCAATATCTTCGGATCGTATCATACCAATAGGGCATTTAGCTTGTATAAGGTGGGGATGATGAGATTCGGGGACTGGGGTAAGTGCTGTGTGTTCTGGCAACTGGATAAGAATTGGGTGGTGCGAACCGGGAAGATAATGGACTACGGGCCTGACGGGAAGAGGGTAAAGATCCCCATGGATCATGTATGTTGGGTGCATATACTGGACGGTCAGGATTACCTGCTCAGGCAATGCCTGTTCGGGGAGTTCCTTATCAACTTCTATCCCAATGACGCTCCGGTGTATATAGTAGAGTCAGAGAAGACGGCTGTTATCTGCAACATCGTGTACCCTAGTAGGTTGTTCATGGCCTGTGGCGGTATCCATATGTTGAAGAGGGAGATGGTAGAGACATTGGGTAGGAGGCGGATAGTCCTGTACCCGGATAAGGGCGACGCTTTCAACGAATGGAGAAAGAAGGTAGACAAGGATATGAGGGGGATGAATATAGAGATAAGTGATTTTCTAGAATCAAAACCCAATATAGATGAGGGGATGGATATAGCGGATTATTTTATAATTAAACAAATTCATAACAATGGCAAAGGTAGTTGATAATTACAAAGGATTCAAGGTGCTTGAAATAACAAGACAGGAGATGATGGATAAGCTTACCAGATATGGGTGCTTAGGTATTTGCGATATGTGTAATAGACCTACATCCGTGGGCTATTATGTAGCAGTAATCAATCAATGGATGTGCGAGGACTGTTATAATGATTTCATCAAATCGGTTGACAGGTATGAGGAGGACATGAAAATAGAAAACAAGAATTTTAATAGATTCTGCAATCTATTTAATGTTAAGATGGAAGAGACGGTATGAAAGAATTGTCTTTAGCCCAGAAAGCTATGTTAAACGGGTCCATATGCCCATACTGCAAGAACCCGTCCACTATGATAAATACGGTAGAGGGGAAGCAAGTAGGGTGCGAGAAGTGTGGGGCTTGGATGAGGTCTGATTCGATGGGTAAACCAGTAGGGAGATTGGCGAAACCAGAGCTTCTTAGGGCCATGGATATAACAGCTATTGAGATCGATAGGTTCTTGAAAGAGTCGAGTTATGAAAGGAAAAACTTTTACAAAGAGTTATCCAGTGAGCTAGGAATACCAGAAGAGCATGTGTCTCCGTATAAGATGTCCTTATTATCATTGCTTAATGTTATGAGACATATCAAGGTATATGGGAAGAACCATATACAGATACATGAGGGTACCACGATAGGTAAGGCTTGCTCTAGGCACGGAGCGGTGGCGATCGGGAGTAACGCCTGCCACGGATGCCCGGAGTTTCTGTTTCATGTGGTAGACAATACAACCAATACGGTAGTGTGTGATACGGATATGAGCTATGGTGATTATATAGGGGAAAACAAATAAATTTGGGTGTAAACTGGCATATAATCACCTTTGATAGATAATATTAATTATATAAAACATGAAAGTAATTTTTATTCATAAGCCAACAGGGTTTTATGTAGGAGGATCAGTGTTTAACAAGACATGTGGTTTTTACAAATGCAGAGATAAGATGATAGAAAAAGGCATAAGCGAGGATAAGGCCAACATGCTTATTGATATAATAGGTCCGCACTTATGTGTGTGGGAAATAAAAGATGGGGATGATCCTTATGAGAGCATGAGAAGCAGACTCGGAGATAAAGCCTCATATTTAGATGGAGAGGATATTATCGTAGAGGATTATGATTATGACGAGGAGGACGAGGATGGGGAGATCGACTGAATACTATAGGACACATCCGGAGGCCAGAAGAAAGAAAGCCGAGACGGATAAGAAGATCAACGCCCGCCCTGAGCAGAAAGCCAAGAGACGGGAGTTGGGTCGCAAGAACTACAAGACCGATAAGCTGAAAGGTAAAGCCTATCGGAAGGGAAAGGATTTATGCCATACGGCTAAAGGACTTAGATATAAATCAAGATCAGCTAACAGAGGGTCTAAATCCGATACGGCTGGCGATAGAAACGCAAGAGGATGAGTGAGGATAGGATATGGAGGTCATCCAAAGAGATTATCATGGATGCATATGAGAGGATAAGAAAGTATCAGTCGGGAGAGCTTCTCCCGGCTCGTACTGGATACGCTTATCTTGACAAGGCGTTGCTGGGCGGGTTCTACCCACAACATGCGGTGGCTATCGGCGCTAGGCCCGGAGTGGGCAAGTCTTATTTGGCTCAGAAGATTATGAGCAATGTAATGAATGTTAATATCAATCCCCAAGCTGATGATTATGTATGGCTCAGATGTGAATTTGAAATGAATCCAGAGGATTTGATGTTACGTTCACTATCAAAAAAAATGGGAAAGGATATACAAGATATTCTCCTTAACGAGATGTCTGATGAAGAGATAAAGGAAATGCAGAAATGTCTTAAGGAGGAAAACTCCAGCAGAATAACATACATCCCTAAACCATCGACAGTAGACGAGCTTCAGAACTTCTTATGGAATAGTTATATGCCAGCGAACAAGGATAAGAAAATGGTATTTGTATCCATAGATCATACAGCTCTTATACAAGGCACGGGTGACGCTAAGAGGAATATAGATAGTCTGATAACCATGTGTAATATAGCTAAAAGAACTTTTCCCAATATATTCTTTCTTATAATATCACAACTTAACCGTGATATTGAGGGAAGACGGGATCCTAAAGATCATATGCCAAAACAATCTGATTTCTATCAATCAGATACATTGGGGCAATTGTGTACGGCTATGGTAGCGTTGAATATCCCAAAAAGATACGGATATTCATCATACATGCAATTCCCGCAAGGCTGGTATCCTAATCTGGAACGTTTTAAGAGTGAATCAAGGCGTTCTTTTCGTGTAGATGGACTTATATTCCATCATATAGTAAAAGTCCGTCAGAGATCGTTAGAAGAGATTGAGGCTATACATGTGGATATCATGAAAGGATATGAGCGATATTATCCTGACGGAGGTGTGGTACGCCAAGAAAGACCGGGAGGCTCGGACGCCCCCGTGGGTAGCGGCAAGCCGGACACGACAGTCGTTACGCTACCGCCCCCGCCTCCCAGTATCCCGTTGGAGCAACAATATATACCGCCTAGTGATGATTTCAATATAGTACATGACGAAACACCTTATTGACATGAGATTGAGACATAATTACTTGCTTGTAGTGATAAAGGTGCTGGAAATGTTCTTGAAGACCGTATTGTCGGTTGAGGATAAGATGGGGATAAAGGAAATTATATCCTCGTTAAAGGAAATGGCTAAATACAGCATCAGATATATCATAAACCGGGAACGGGAAAAGGAGATCATGAGTATCTGTGATGAGGTATCCAATAAAGTACAGGAGTATAAAAGGATAAATGACAACTCAATGATATTGGAATTGGAGAACCTAAAAAGGGAAGTTGTGGCGGTGGAGGATCTTCTTAGCTCTTACAAGGGCGTTCTTGATGCCGAGCTGGTGATAGCCGAGGATGATATCAGGATCATACGGGACAAGATCGCTATAAGCCTTAGAGAGGACGGGACATGTAAGAGCATGACTGAC